ACTGGCAAGCTTAACGACGATGCCAACAGAGATTCGGTCGGGCAAGAAGTCAAGCAATTATGGAGGCTAGATATGTCAAAAAAGAGTAATCAAACGACCACCCCGTCACCGGCAGAGAAGACGGTATATGCTCGGTCGGGCAAGAAGAAGCAGGCATCACAGGCGAAGGGTGTGCCGGGATTGACGGTCTCGGCTGGCCGGGTGACGGAAGACTATCTCAAAATCATGCAATCGTATTTGCAGAGGATCAAACTGTTCAAAGAGATGCGTGATCATCCCATCATCGGAACGTTGCTGGATGCCTGTATTCTTCCGGTGTTGAAGGCTAGCATTGAAGTTGAGGCGGCACCTGGGAACACTCCGGCAGATGAAGCCGCAGCCGAGTGGTTGAGAGAGAACATCAAGCGGATGCACAAGCAGACGTGGCGCTCGCATTACGAAGATGTGCTGGAGTGTTTCTGGATGGGATTTTACGTTGGCGAGATCGAGTTGGAGAAACGAGCCGATGGGCGCATGTGGTTGCGGAACGTGGCACCGCGTGGTCAGGAGACGCTTGAGGGTTGGGCGTTTGACGAGTTCGGGGCAGCTACACTTGTCAAGCAGCGAAGGCCGGACACGAAGAACGTCGTCGAGATTCCGCTGGAAGGATGCGTTCACATCGCATTCAGAGGGCGCAAGGGAAACCCGGAAGGTGAGAGCATTCTCAAGTCTCTGTACAGGCCGTGGTACTTTGTCAAGAACCTTGAGAACTCCGAGGCCATCGGCATTGAGCGTGACGTTGGTGGAACCCCGCTTGCTGAGATACAAGAGGGAGTTGTCATAGATGCTGCGAATCTCTTGAAGCTAGAGGACGCGCTAGGGGATTTGAGGAATGATGAGACTAGTTATATCATCACGCCGCCGGGTGTCAAGCTCACGCCGTTCGGTGGTGGCACGAAGATGTACGATGTTAATGCAGTGATCGAACGCTGGCAGAAGATAAGCCTGGGCCGGGTGTTCGCTCAGTTCTTGAAGCTCGGCATGGACAACGTGGGCACTCAGTCGCTGGTGCAAGGCTCGCAAGACTTCTTTACGCTCTTGCTTGAGTATCTACAGGGCTATGCGGTCGAGAACTGGAATCAACAGCTTGTGCCCTTCCTGTTCAATCATAACCCGTCGGCGTTTGTGGGCATGACGGATTACCCCGAGATCGTCGGTGGCAAGGTCGGCAAGGTCGACGTCGAATCGTTGGTGAGATCGCTGGACGGGGCCACGAAGGCGAAGCTATTCACGCCATCCGATAATGATGAGGATTGGGTCCGGGAGCAGATTGGGGCACCGGAAATGCAGGATGAGCTTAGGGGATTGGATAGGGACGTTGAGCAGCAGCCGTTCCCTGGCGCGTTTGAGATCAACAGGGTGAAATAAGTCTACAGAGGGGAGGGCAACATGGCACAGATAACATTCGAGAAACCGGAGGACATACGGAAGTTGATCGGGTTGAAGATCGAGGACATAGCAGCGGGGCTCAAGAGCGGTAATAGCATTATAACGCTGATGCTCAGCAATCCAGGCGCAGAGAGCAAAGTCGGTTTGGAGATTATAAGCCATCCAGAGTTCGGGCGGTCAGGAAATGTGGTGGTGTGCAATGGGGCGTTGACATTCCACTCTTTCGACATCGAGAAGGCGGTCCAAGATGATGTATGATAAAGTATCGGGGCTACTGTTTATCTGTTTGAGCTGCGAATACGAGGACATATATTGCGATGAGTGCAGGTGGAATGAGGAAGAAACCACCATGTTGTCAATAGTAGAGTCTATTTGCGAGGAGGAAGCCAATGCCGATGATTAACGAAGCTCAGATAACAGCCCGAATCAAGAAGGCGTGTCATCGATGTCAAGCCAACTTCTTCATCCGGGCCGGGCAGAACACTATAGGGCAGGAAGTGTTTCTCTGTCTCAAGTGCGGCAATCGCCAAGTCGTGCGATTCGATGAAGTCACGATAACCAAGATGGTAGTGGCGAACAAGAGCAAGAAGTTCCAGTTGATCTATCCTGAGAAATCAGAGAACCATGTGGATAATTCGCCTATCCCTCAAAGAATTGACGATGATAGTTTGGGAGAGGTCATCAGTGCATAATTTCCAAGAGCCGGAACAACCCGATCTGCGAAGCGGGCGTGGTGGATGGGAAGAGGCCACCAATCGACAGCAGCGCAAGATCGTAAAGACGTATGATCAGTGGGGCGTCGCTGTCCGTCGTGATCTCAATGCGGCAATTAAGGCAGGGAAGACAGAGGCGGAACTACAGGCTATCATTGACCGCCATATCCCGGCGCTTGAGCGGTCCATGCTTGACGTCATCGATGAAGGCACGAAGAGAGCCGCTGCCGTCTCGGCAGGGGATAAGGTCACTAACCCGAAGGTGATCGCTCGCATTCAGAAGGGGCTCCAGCAAAACAGGGAGCTTGTCCAGGGTGCTCTGATTCCGGCGATGAAGGAACGTCTCGGGCGCAAGATTGCCGGGACGATGGGGAAGCAGGCGATTAAGGGAGCGTTTGACGGGTTGAAGGGGATGCCAGCGCAATACGCGGGTGGCTACTGGACTATGATCTTCGAGGTTCAACGTGACCTCGGATTTGACAGGGAGCGCGAACGTGGTACAGAAGGTTTGCCGCCGGAGCAGATCCGATGGGTGCTTGATAAGTCCGCAGAGCATTGTGTGTCTGATGGCGGGTATTACGGATGTGTTACGCTTGCAGGGGTTTATCCTTCCTGGGGAGCATTGAAGACGGTCCCGGCAGGTCAGACTTCCTGTCGTGGAAATTGCCGATGCCACTTGGAAGTTTATCGAGACGGAACCTGGCAGAGAGGAGTGTATTGATGAAGATGCTATCTTATGTGGAAGCTGGGAATATAGTTACTAAGGAAATGGAGGCATTAGTTAGACATGCCTATATCGAACACAAATATACCTGTGAGTCAGTACCACGATTGACGCTAGGAATGGGAATGAATGCTCGATGGTATAACAATATCATTGATTGGCTAATATTAAACTACCCCAACGAATACCAGATGGAGACCAGCGATGAGGAGTGTACCAATTGATAGGGTAAAAAAGACTGCCGATTGAATGGAAGGAGGAGAAATGGCATATAAACTTGGACCCTGGCACATAGCACTGTGCAAAGAGCCTAACCTAATTGCTGCCACCGGGGACCTGATAGCGGCGTGCGAGAAAGCCCAAAAGGCTATGACTGACGAATGGCTTTACCAAACTGGACAATTCTGCCGCCCTCAATCTAATTACCCACCCCAAGGCACTTGTCATAGTGGCCTACATGATGCTATGATGGCTATCGACAAAGCCATTGATAAGGCTAGAGGTGAAAAATGAAAGAATTTATTGAGTGGGCAATAAGCGTGTGGCAGATTTTTGCCATACTGGGCGTGATGGGCATTATTGCCTCTGTTTGTGTTATCATGCATGAATAACGTAAATTGCATAAGGTGCGATAAACTCCTGGCTCAACGCGAGGGAAATAAGATCGTCATCAAATCGGGCAAGCAAGACACGACTATTTTCCGCGCGGATGTGGTGTTGCTGCGTTGTCCCCGATGCGCTCAGATAGTATCGATTGAGCCGGATTTGACAGTTGTGGTATAATATCATACAGAGCGCCAAGAGCGCCCGAATGGTTTAGAGGCTTGAAGCCCGATGACTATGTTTATTAGCCATCGGGCTTTTTGTTTGGAGGTTCCTATGTCATTCGGACAATTCGAGACCATCAAAGATTGTATTGATCACCACAGCGACAAACTGAGCCCGGAAGGGTTCGCTTCATGGCTCCATAAACAAGTCACCGGAACCTTCCCCATTGACCACAAGCCGAGTTCGATGCCGATAGAGGCATGGAATACCTACCTGCCTAATTATTCAGATCGACTCGACAGTGGCGATTCTGAGGCCACCGCGCACGCTTTTGCTGTGGCTCTGCTCTCTGAATCTGGTTGGGAACGTTCCCGCGCTGGTTACGTGCGAAAGTATGAAGCGCCGAAGATGAGGAACGTTGCGAATGTCCCGATCTTCTCAGAGGGAGAATGGACGGATAGCGAGGGAACAACGCGAACGTGGACTGTCGAGGACTTACAGAAGATGGTCGCGGCGTTCAAAGCAGGGATTCCATTGTACCTCCCGCTGAAGGCCGGGCATACGTCCGACGATTTCAACACACGGCTGGCCGAGGAACTTGGTGTTCCGGCTGCGCTGGTCACAGGGGAAATGGGGCAAGGACAAATCTCATTGGGCAAGCTGCTCAATATGGAACTCGTCGGCGGGATGATCTTCGGGACGTTCGGCGGAGTGCCGCAGGTTGTAGC